CCACTAATTGTTACTGCTCCACTTGCAACTGACTGCATTAAGTCGTTTGATGTGCCACTATGTGCTAATGCAGTACACACAACTGTAGTACCAAACGCAGTATTAATACTGTCGTCACTAGATACTGCAATTCCTGATAATCCCCAAGCAACTGTTCCTGTATTTGTACCTGTAACTGTCCAATAAGGTTGAAAGGTTACAGTACCTTCGTTCCAAGACTTAGGAAAAGATATAGAAAACTGTGCAAATTCATCTGAACCTGTTGCAAAATCTAAAGCCATTAAATCTGGACGTAATGCAGTTGTTTCAACTTGAGCTAAAGCTGCACATCCGTTTGTTGTTGAGGGATACATAGCTGTCGCTGGAATATAGATTGATTCTTTGCCAGCTACTTTAGCAGCAACGCCACCAACTGTAAGTCCATCTGTTTCTAATGTACCATCTATGTCAACATTACCAGAAAAGTCACCTGTTGCAGCATCTAACTCTCCTGAAATAGTAATGTTTCTACCACCAGTAATATCTATATTTGAGTCTGTTATAATTGCTTTACTAGCAATAACAGTACCTGCAGTAATACCATCTAAAAGGTTTAACTCTTCAGGTGTTGAAGTAACCTGAGTATTACTTGCTGCAGCTAATACAGGAACTGTACCTGATACGTTAGGTAAAGTAATTGTTCTATCTGCTGTAGCATCTACAATAGTAAGTGTAGTCTCGTGAGCATCAGCAGTAGCACCTTCAAATACAACAGCATTGTTAGCACTCATTGTAACTGAGTCTACAGTACTAAGTGTACCAGATACAGAAATATTAGTAGCAGAAAGTGTACCTGTACTTGGGTTATATGTTAAATTACCATCTGATTCTAATCCTACGTTGCCACCATCTGCATCTGCACCAGCAACAAATACAACAGTATTATTTTCATTTGTATTTTCATTGTCAGTTATTGTAACTGTAGTTGCGACTGCAGATGTACCACTATACCCACTAGATGTAATTGTACCTAATGAACTTCCTGCATCAGCAAACGTAACTGTACCACCATCAGCATCTATAGTTACATTACCTGCAACATCTAAAGTCATATTACCAGAGCTTAAAGCAATAGTAGTACCATCAATGTTAAAGTTATCAATGTCTATACCTGCGTCTGCTGTAATCTTACCTGTAGAAACAATAGTAGAACTGTTAGTAATAGCTCCATCAACTTGCAAAGTAGATGCCATATCAACAGCACCATCAATGTCAACAACATCAAGGTTTGTTGTACCGTCTACATCTAAGTCACCGTTAAAGTCTACATTTCCAGCTACTGCTAAAGTTGTAGCCATGTCAACTGCACCATCAATGTCTACAATATCTAAGTTAGCAGTACCATCAATATCTATATCACCTGATATGTCTAAAGACGCACCAGTTAAAACTCCAGCTACAGCTAGTGTACTAGCCATATCTACAGCACCATCAATGTCTACAACATCTAAGTTTGTAGTGCCATCTACATCAAGATCACCATTAAAGTCTACATTACCTGCGACAGCAAGTGTTGTAGCCATGTCAACCGCACCGTCTATGTCTACTACATCTAAGTTAGTAGTACCATTTACGTCAATGTCACCTTCTATATCTAAGTTACCTGTAGTAGTTATAGAATCTATATAAGCATTCTTAAAGTAAAGGGAGGATGTACCTAAGTCTACATCTGAGTCAGTAACAGGAGCAATAGAACCATCGTTAAATGTAACTTGACCTGTGCCACCATTAGCAACAGTAATTACGTTAGAGCCAGAAAATGTAATGCTAGTGTCTGTGTCTCCGTCACCAGCTATAGAGTCAAGTTGAACCGCACCTACATTTGAGAGTGCAGCATCACCAAAGTCTACAGCACCTGCAACTGTTAGTGTTCCAGACACATCTACATTACCATTAATATCTACAGTAGTAGCTGCTATTTGTATTTCTGTGTCAGCTACAATGTCAAGCTGTCCATCTGCTGAAGAGTTAATGTATATTGCTGTATCACGGAACTGTATTTTTTCTGTAGTAGCTACAAGTATGTCATCAGAAAACTCAAAGTAGTCTTCGTCTTCCATCCATTTAAATACACCATCATTTGATTCACCATCAAATGTTACTGTTATGTCTGTACCTGATGTAGCATCACCAATAGTAATTGAAGTACCTAATAACTTAGTTATTGGGCCACCTTCAGCAGTTGTACCATCGTGTGTGTGTCCTGTAGACGCAGCAAATGCAGCCAGCAACTGATCAAACTCATTGTTAGTATCTGCTGCGGTAATTACATCGCCATCAGTATAAGAGGACTGTCTTGTATATATAGCACCCATTTATCTTCTCGCTCCTATTTGATATTCTAATTGAAATCCTTTAAGAGAATAAGGGGCTGTTAAACCACCATCGTTTACTCTTAAAGCTACTGTAAATCCTGAACCTTCTACTGCTTGTCTTACAGAAGGTTGTGTTGTACCACCGTATGTTCCTGTTGTCCCGTATGTAGCAATACCGTATTGAGCAGCCACAGCGGATGAATCTAAAGGGTATGCAGCAGGTCTAGAGGACTCCGCTGATTCTTGATCATACCGTAAAAATAAGTCTGCGTCTATAGCTGATTCTGGTTTATAGTTAACTATTACTCTTTGCATATGTTTTCTGATACCTAAGTCATTAAAACTTAAATCAGGACTTCTATATTTACCAAATATAACCGTACCAGCAAAGTCATTACCTATTTCTTGTCTGTTTACAAAACCTGTGAAATCACCATGTAATACAATTACATCACCTACATCTACTACTGTATCAGTACAAGCAGGTTTCATACCTTTAGTTTCAGAAAACTCATAACCTTGACCTTTTCTTACACATATAACGCCTTTAGTTAATGAATCAGCCTGACCTTCTTTAGCAAAAAATATTCTGTATTGACTTTTATCTGGTATAACTATACTTTCAAAAACAATAGCGTTACCTATTTGCTCATCAAATAGAGGTTGCACATTTTTACTTATTGTACCAAGTTCAACATCACCAATTTTAGCTGTACCTGCGACAGTTCTTAAACCATCTGGTGCAAGAAAAATTAAATCACCTGCAAACTCCTGTATAGTATCTCCATTAATACAGCCAATGTTACGAGTAACGGGAGCCATTGCAAAGTTAGAAGAAGAACTACCAGATAAACTAAATATTCTATTTTCACAAAAGATAAAAAGATTTTCACGGAAAGTTTTAATACCTACTATATTAGCATCTACTTTAATACTACCTGCACCTGACCCACTGCTAAAAGCATCTTCATCAAAAGGTTGACTAAATACTAATTCCTCTGGGGTGCTAGACATACCTGCATAAAACATATGCCCTTTAAAAGAAGTAACAAATTTTGCACCAGCTACAGCACTTTCACTTACGTCAGTTGCTGCAAATGATGTATTAAATACTGTAGGTGCATTGTCTTGATCAACTACAATAATTTTGTTACTACCATTGTAGTTAAACTTTTCAAAGTTGTATTTTGCTGCACTAGTCCTACCTGTATCTCGTAGTGTCCAACTTTCTGAAATTATATCTCTTACTGCATGAGCGGCAGCAGTAGTAGATGCTGTAGCACGAGTTACACCTGTAAATGTAGAAGAAGTTATACCTGTATACGTAAATATCTCACTATCAATTTGTAGCGTACCACTTGCAGTAAATCCTGCAGTACTAAAAACATTAATTGTTCCAGAACCTGACATAGATGCACTTGAAGCTATAGCAATAGTTACTGTTGTAGATGCAGAAGTCCATATCTTTTCACCTCTAGCTGCCAGTACTTTATCAGAAAAAACAGTACACATTAATACTGCCTCTGAAGATGCTGTAGTCTGAGGAACAATATGATTTATATATTTATTAAAACCATTTATACGCCTATAGCCGCCACCAATGTCAGGCTCAAAGTTTTGTAACTCAAGAGCCTCTCCTGGTTGCATTAAAAAAGTAGATTTATTTAATACTAAACCTCCTTCACAGTTAAAGGAGACTGGTTCTACCTGTGAACTATCTGGCATATTAAGATACTCTTAAA